CCAAGCTAAATTATACTCGTACCCTGTTTTTAGGTCATAGTAGACTCTGACTTCAACATCTAAATTCTTTCTATGCTTAGTTAATGTTATAGTATATACTATTCCTAGGCATTTTGCAACATCGCAATAGATATTCTCATCAATTAATGTCCAAGGATCTGGCCAACTTTTGGGATTGTCGGAATCTAAATAATACGGAGAGAATGGAGCTCGATCCCAAAACTCTGCTGTTTGGGCAAGGGCATCTTCAATCGAAAGCAAATCCAAAGAGGATCGAAATTCACGCCAGGACTTTAGTCGGTCCTCGTTTAGTAGTTGAAACATTAAACCTATACTGATTGTATTCTATAATATAATAAGGAATTAGTACCGGCGCTAGTAGTATTATAATTTAAACTGGTTGCTGTGCTGTTTGCAGTCATTGTAAAAATTAAACTAGTTGAACCAGTTTGTGTATACTCTTCGTCGTACGATACAGCTGACGTGGTACTATTATAACTAAAATTGATTTTTCCAGAACGTTGTGCAGTTCCCTGCGTTACTGTGTAGTTAACTACACCATTAGCAACCCCTGTTGAACAAATAGTACCAGAACTTATTGGCAAGGTAACCGCAACGTTGCTAACGGTTCCTTGTTGTAAGGCAGAAATTTGATTGTTAATTGTAACTATGTTACCTTGCAAAACAGTAACGTTGCCTTCGACAGATGTAACTTGTCCAGCAAATCCTGCTGTAAAATCAATAATACTAAATTCTGTCAGGATTTCTGTATGGCCTTCAGCTGGCGCACCTTCTGTTCGTGTACCATTACCAATGTATAACTGACGGGTATCAATGCTCCACCCTAATTCGCCCGCAGCTAATTGCGGAAGATCTTGATTTAACCCTCTACGGTTTTGTATTTTACTGATTTGAACAATAGCCATTACTTTAACCTCTGTTTATAGTGTATTTATACAGTTTCACAAAGTGTAATTCCAGTAATTTTTTAGCATGTGGCTACGATCATCTCTGACTACGTTTTCCATGCCTGGGCCGCTAAATCCACACATATTACATACCCGCTCAGCAGTTTTTTGCCTATCTACCCAGGCTAAAATCTCCTCATCTGTAGACTCTGTGCCCACAGTAGCGTAATCTTTAATATACGGGCTCCATACAGAAGAATCAGCAATATTAAATGTCGTTAAACTATGTTCCAAAACTCCCATTGGCGGACATTTCCACAGGCGGCCGCGATAAAGTGTTACAAATTCTTTAGTTTGGCATAGCGCATGATTTTCTTTGTAGTAATCTTCTGAGTAGTTGTAAACCGGCTCCATTAATTCGCCAGTGCCGCGATAGTGTACACACCAATGCAATTTATACTGTTCACAAGTGGTAAATCCAATTTTAGTACTAATGCCATTGACTACTAATCTATACCATCGTTTAGTATTAACTTCGTATTCATCTAGCCATAAGTCCCATTCAGCCGTACGTACACCGGGCTGACTTAGATGATATTGTTGTATGCTGGTTTTTAATCGTTCAACGTTTTCGTTTACTTTACTAAGATATGGTTCTGTACCAGTTTGTTTACTAACCACCAGACTCATACCAATATCTAAATTAAACAATTTGTCTACGTTATTAATAAGTCGGTCTAGATAGTAGCCGTTTGTATTAAGGCTTATACCTACTGTAGGACCCCATAACCGACTAACCGTAGTTGCCCATTCTGTAAACTCTGGATGTAATAGTGGTTCACCACCAAATAGTGTCACCGCCTTAGGTTGTAATCGCTTGGACCAAAATTCCAGCCATTCTAAACTTTCATCTAGTCTGACTAAGCCTTTGATATTTTTATGATCACTGTGGGTCATACACCCTTTGCAGGCCAGATTACAAGATCTGATAATAGGAATGTCAAGATGTTCGAGTTGAATTTTTTCCATTAGAGTTTATAGTACTGTTCTACTTTTTTATTCCACTCGTTGGCATAGTGATCAAACTCTGCGCCTTCTAAAATAAACTCGAGGTATTTGGGGGTGTCAAAAACACCCGGTTCGAGTTCTTTTGGCTGTACGCACATAAGAATTACGCCTTTTTTGATGTCGGTTCCGTGCATACTATTATGCGCCTGTGCATAGGCCGCCAGCTGTATAAAATAATCTGAAATATATTCACGTTTTTTAATTTTGTTACTTTGCTTATAGTCCATGATTGCTGGTGCACCACCATGTACGCCTACGCTGTCTGTGGTGCCAGCATATAAGCCACTATAATAAACAGGTACCTCGACTCCCCATACTTCATCAATTTTTTCAAATCCTTCTAGTATAACTTGTGCAGCCATAAACCACGACGGTTGTGCAAATGGGTTACCAGGCAAGTCTTTCATTTCTCCTGTTTTAACATAGTGCTCTAAGTAAGTATGCATACGTGTTCCGCGGTTAGCGGCTTCTGTAGTAATTTGTTTAGCACGTTCTTCGCCTATAGATTTTTTCCATCGGTCGAGTGCCTCACGACTTTCTTGACTTTTAGTTTTATCCAAGATTGTCGTTACACTAGGTACCTTACTACCATCTGGTAAACAGTAATGACGTTTCCCGTCAATAGTAGTTCTATCGCAAGGCGTGTAGTTATATCGTGAAATTATCATTTTATCCATTCTGAAAGGTGTGCGGCTATTAATTCGTGTCCAAGTTGATTGGGGTGCGAGCTTGCTGTTCCAGCAAAATATTTGTTTTCGTTATCAACCCATTTACATCCAAATAAATTTAAAAAATTTGTGTCGCCACGGTCCCAAAATTTATGGCGATCTATACCTCTGTAGTCCTGTATTTGCCAATCAACATTAGAAAAACTAAGGGCATAGTAGTCACGTATGTTATTTTGTTGGCATAAGTTCAATAAAGATAGTGCTGTTGTGTAGAATTTGAAATGATCTAATCTGTCTGAGTGAATATATTTGTAATACGAATCGCTGGCATTGTCGCCTTCAGTTGATCCGTCGTGCATAACATATCCACACTCGGTGCCGTATTGGAAATCAAATCTGGGCTTATCTGGATAATACATAAATCTAGTTAATGCTGTGAAGGAAAACAATGCTACATATTCAACATCAACATCAACGGGCATTATGTTTATCATATGCTGTAATTGCAACACCATATGCTCTGGCGCTGTAGAAATTTCTGCAAAGTTTTGAAATTCCCAACCCCTGGCTTCAGCAATTAATTGTCCATAGGTTTTTTCGCCGGGTAATAAATCTGCTCCCCAGGTCCAACTATCTCCAAATGTGACTAATGTTGTTTTCATAGTGCTATATTTAAAATATAATCTGCTGTCTTCTGGTCCCAATCGGTTGATGTTATCAACTGATAATTATGTTCCGCTATAGGTTGTATCATTGCTAGTACTTCTTGTTGGTCCCGTTGGCATAATTGTTTAACCTGTTCAAATGCTGCCGCCCATCTAAGTTCATTGTTATATATGTTATCGTAACTTTCGTCTATTATACCATCAAATGTTTGAAACCCTAACTGCCTTAGGTTATATAAGTATCGGTAGTTTGCAAATACTACAAATAGCCTGCGAGCTAACAATGGCTTGGCAATCTTTTCAGTAAAAAAACTAACTTCAGTTTTTGCATGAGTTTCGGCTACAATGCTGTATGCTGTTTGATTATAAACTTGCACAGGCATGACAGCACTCAGCATACACTTAATACCAAGATAAGAAACATAGTTGCTGGTGTATTCAACTTGATCTGTATCTAGAAGTTCTGTACCCGGCTCCCAAATAAAATAATCTTTGGCATAAAACTGATTATGTTTAAACTCGCATAGTGGATTATAACTGATTTCCATCTGATTTTGCAAGTTATTTTTTAGGATGCTATCATATATAAAGGTTCTATAGTCTCTTGGATAACCTAATAGTGCATCAAACGCTTTAGGTTTGGGTTTGTGTGGGTCAAGTTCGGCAAGTTTATCTGGAATCCGTTTGTATAAATCCGAAACGTACTGTAACCAGTGAGGGCGGATCATCAAGTTTTGAATTGGAGTATTTGTTATGCCTGGTAAAATTATGTGTACATTAGGTTTAAATTTTTCTGGCCAGGGATGAAATAATTCATTTTGAATAACAAATACAAAATCCGCCAGGTCGGCAAAATAGTTAATCTCCTGTATGTCTGCTTCCGCGGGTTTATTATCAACAAACGAATTATACAATATTGCAATTTTTAAATCAGCCGGAAATCTTTGAAAATACTTTACGTTACTGGTAATTGGCCACCGTGAAAATAAATCCTTAAACTTGTTATAAGAATAAGGATCTGAATAATAAAAAGTTTCGTTTATATAAGTTAGAATCAAATCCTAAAACTTTCTCCGCAACCACAACGATCTCGTTCATTAGGATTACTAAATTCAAATCCTTCGTTTAGCCCTTGACGTACATAATCTATTTCTATGCCGGTAACTATAGGTAAATCTCGATTGTCTACTACGACACTAAATCCGTCCTGACGAAAACTAGTTGAGCCTTCCCACGTATCATCTACATACTCCAGCACATAGGCAAGACCAGAACATCCAGTGGTTCGTACTCCCACGCGAATCCCAATACCCTTGCCACGTTTAGCTAGGTTCTGTTTTATTTTCTCGGCAGCTTTTGTAGTTACAGTTATCATATCCCACACTTACTTTGACAAGTTTGCAATGGTACTACTTTATTTTGTTCTAGTACTCGATTAAACCATTCTATGCCGGCGTTCACAGTATCAGCTGTGCTCATCTCTGCAAATTGTGCTGGTTGAATTGTTTTTATATCCATCCAACAACAAGGTTTGACAATCCCAGAAGCATTAATAAAGATAGATCGAGTATTAAATGCTTCGCACGATACTTGTGTTTTTTTAGTTACTGTCATGCTTTCTTGGTTGATTCGATATTTAATAAAATTGTCAGTTAATTGTTCCGGAAACCCAGTATTGCTACGCATAATAAAGATTCGCTTTCCTTCTCTATTATATATTGGGCTAGTGTTTCTACCAATATCTCTAATTAAAAAATTTTTAAATTTTAATTCGTGTGCTCGGCGTTCGGCTTCTTCAAGTTGATGCTCGTTATGATCAAAACGTGTCATTATCCAATTGGCCCAACCTCCTGCTTCAATATAGGTAGTAGCGTTGCGTACCACTTGTTCGTATGTAGTGTCTTGACGATATATATGATGTGTATCGTCTAATCCGTCTATACAAAAATTTATTTCAATATCAAGTTTAGCAAGTGCTTGCCAGAACAATCGATCTCTTGCCCCACCATTGGTACTAACATGAATATGCGCTGTAGGGTTAACTGATCGTAACCAGCTGAGTATTTCAACACTTTCAGGATTCATAACAAAATCCCCATGATTACCGTTAACTAATATTTCAGTTATTTGCTGTAAAAAATCAACACTCAAAAGTTTTTGTAATTTTTCTAATGTTAGATTTGTTTCTTCGTAGCCGCGATTATAAGGATACCCATAGAAGTTTCTAGGGCACAGAGGACACCGAGCATTACAAAGAGAACTAAACTCTATATGTAACGCTTTAATCTCACTGGCCTGAATCATGCTTTTTTCTGTAGTCCGCTACAGCCGCTTTGATTGCATCTTCGGCCAAGATTGAACAGTGGATCTTGACTGGCGGTAACGCGAGTTCGCTTGCAATCTCAGAATTTTTAATTTCCATTGCGGCATCGAGTGTTTTACCTTTAACCCATTCTGTGACAAGTGACGAAGAAGCAATCGCGCTGCCGCACCCGTATGTCTTGAATTTAGCGTCTTGAATAATCCCATCTACTACCTTTATTTGAAGTTTCATAACGTCACCGCAGGCTGGCGCACCGACCATACCTGTGCCAACGGTGTCGTCTATTTCCATCTTGCCCACATTACGTGGATTTTCATAATGATCAATTACTTTGTCTGAATATGCCATAGGAGTTCCTCACGCTATTATAGCGTATTTACACTTAGTTGTCAATGGGTTGTATTACTTGGCCGCTTTGGCTGCCATTTTGGAAACGATCTTACTTGGGTCTCCGGCTGGAGCCGATTTGGCACCGAGTGGATCTGAGTCATCCACGGTGTTTTCTGGTAAAGCCAAATATACATACTTGACACCAGAGTGTTCATCGTCTTTAATATCTTTAATTAAACTCTTAATTGATTCGTTGTGCTTATAGGCAGCATCCAATGAGGCAAAATTAAATGCCTCATGTCCCGGGATACTACGCACACGTTCAATTACTGTATCAACTGCTACTCGTGGAGTAACAGCACCAGAGTTAGCGGCTTCGTTGCGAAGCCATTCTAAACTGGTAATTAGCCCGGCGTCGCCGCGGGTATCTGCTTCATCCTCAATTGCACTGAGATCAGACTCAAGGATAATATCACGAATACGCATTAACGACGCTCACGTCCTAATTCTTCTTCACCACCAACCGCAGCATCAGTTGCATCAAAGCCATCTGCGTCTGCATCAAAGTCACTTTGGTCACCTTCTGGTGGAGGTAGTTCACCGGCTGGCGCTGGTGTATCTAATCCCATGTCCATTGGTTGCTCAACTTGTTCTCCAGCTAATGCACGAGCAGCTGTGTCTGAGCTTTCACGACTTGTTGTTAGTGATTGATATAAGTTAGCTAAAACTGGAGTCATTGCACTCTTAAATGCATCAGCTTGTTCAGCACCAATTTGATCACGGATTGTGTCAACCAATGCAGGCATTTCTTCGTTTTGCATTTTGCTTAATTTTTCAAGCATATCCTGGATAGTATCTACCATGCTCTTAGCAGCTAGTACAGTTTCGCTACGGCCCATTTCACTTTCAAACAAGCCTTGCTCGCTAGACATCCATTTGTCTAAGCCTTCTTTAACTAGCATTAATTCCATGTACTTGGAATTTTTTTCTGCTGTGTGACTACCAAAAGATTTTTTAATAGCTACAATATTTTCGCCCAATGCACGGCTTAAACGTTCAGCTTTAGCATAAGTTAAATTATCGTAGTCCACGGTAAAACCAAAGCGGCTTTCCATAACTTTGTTAATCTTTTGTGGTGTTACTTCGGTACGCATTTCAGAGAGTCTCATGTTTGTATTCCTAAACTTTATATAGTATTTATGTCTATTCCCAGACTTTGTTCAACTTAGCTCGGCGATGTATTGACATCATTTTTTCTTTAAACAACTCTAGTTTCTTTTGTGCTATTTCAAGCCTAGCTTGCTTAACATCAACCTTAAAATAGTCCTTATTTGCTAGGGCTAAGTCTATGCCACGGCGCAAAGTAAGTGTATCTACATAGTTTTTATTTATTTCTTTATCAAACACCAAGATTTCATCGGAAATCCAGTATTTGCGTTTAATAGTGTAGATAGTGTAAAGCACCGCATTAATTTTGTTGTCAAAGGTATGCACTAATTCGCCATTGGCATCAATGACATCGCAGGTTTTATTTGGATGAATTTTAAGGTTATATAAGCCAATTTTGTATCCGTTTTTTACGGGTATACAAATGCTAGTATCACGGTTTTGTTGTAGCTTACCAAGTTCATTGCGAGTCCAATGTTTAATATAATCGGTCGCTAAATCAGTGACTTGGGTAATTTCTTTTGGTGATGGCGTGTTGGGTTTTTTAACGAATTTTTTTCGAGTATGTGATTTGGCCATTTTCATTACGACGCAATAATACGTCCTGCATCGTTAATTGATTTGCAATTAATTGCTCGCGCTCATTTAGCGCATTCTTGTTTATTTTAGATTCATGCTGGAACCTGCCCAACAGATCTGCTTGTTCGTTGTTCAAACTCAATTGAACTTTGTTTAGTAATTCTACTATTTTCATTTTGTTGCTAAGTGTACTACTAGTCCTAGTACTGCTGTTAGGAACGCCACAAATACTGCGGTCCCGATGGTAATTAATGTTTTATTACCTTCACTGCCTACTTTGCCTAGGCTATCTTTGATATCCACAATGTGGCCTTCTAGTTTGTCCATACGACTATCTAGGTGTTCTAATTTAGTTTCCAAGTTAGAGTATCTTTCTGCACAAAGTTCTACGTGTGCCTCAAGACTCTTCTTCTCAATATCGGTGGTGGACATTCCCGCTTCTTCCTTAGTAAGCGACGCTTTTTCCTGAGCCTGTCTGTGCCTTAATTATGAGCCTTAATGGTGCCGTAGCATCAAGTAGTATTTATGAACCGTTTGGGTTTATCTGTTTAAAATAAATGTTTTTAATAGTACCGTATGGATAGAAAATTGGCAACATGAAACGTGCGGTTTCAGTTAATCCTGTGATAATTGGTACTTGCTCAAAGTCTTGATGTAATCCGCCTAACCGTTTATTAGATAAATCATATACACCATTGGCTTCTATTGTCCATACCCAATGCCAAACTTTGTGTACACCTGAATAAAAATCGCCAAACTCAAATCGATTCAGTTCACTTTCAAGTACTAAGGGTTTTTCAATCAGTTGTGGTTGTGTTCTAAGACCAATACATTGAACGACTGTTTCCCAGTTACGTTGTTGATTACGCTCTAGAGTATCAGTGTCACCACGAGTGACTCCAGTAGCAGTAACATCTACTAGACTAAATCCTTCAAAGAAATATATTCCTGGATTTGACATGATATACGTATTTAGCGGCCATAAAAAAACCGCTAGTTAAAGCGGTTCTTTTAATTTTAGTAATTAAACTAATTAAGCATTTGGTGATAACTTGAAACCAACAGAACTAGAAACTGTAGCTAAGTTAGCCCAAACGTTACCTGTACCTAATGTTGCACTAGCGTTTGCTAATGTAGCGATACGTGTAGCGATTGTAGTAGTTGTTGCACCTTGTGACTCAAGTAATACACTCATACCTTTTGTGTCAACTTGGTACATAACGATTGTAGAGTCGATACCAATTTGACGTAGGATCTGTTCTACTGGACCACCTGTGTTACTATCGCCTTTAGCAAAAGTTTGTGGACCTGCGCCGCCTAAAGTAACAGAAAGTGCTACTGGGTTCTTTGTTAAACCTGTAGCGATGATTGTACCTAATGTACCATCTGTTGCTGCATCAACGTTGTTAATACCTTGTGCATCACCTGCATAACGTGTTTGGATTGCCATTTT